CTGCCGGACGCGGCGCGGGACGACGACTGCACCGACTGCGACCGACTGCGCAAGCGAATGGCCGACCTGCTGACTCGCACCGCGATCTCGCTGCGCGGCGAGCCGCCACCGCTGACGTCGTGGAGTTGGCACGACCTGCCGGAGCTCGCAGCGGCCGCCATCGCTGCGATTGACGTCATGCAGAAAGCGGCTGCGCATGCTGCTGCAGCGCCGCTGCCGGACGCGGCGCGGGAGGCGATGCGCGGGGCGGTGGAGTGGCTACAGAGCGAGCAGGACGCAGCCGACGAGGACTGCGGCGATCCGGGCTGCGACGAGTGCGAGGGCATCGTGCGGCCGAGGCAGCGGATCATCGACGCACTGCGTGCGCAGTTGGGGGCCGCATGACCCCCTCCGTCCGCCTCATGCTCGCCCTGGCGCTGCTCGCGGTCGCGCTGTCGCCGCTGCGGGAGATGCTGGCGTGAACGACTCAACCCGTACGCCACGCGCCCTCGCTCGTTCAATGATAGCCCACGCCATCGGCGTCCCGCCAGGCGACGGGTGCCGATGCTTCGTCTGCGGCGACTCGCCGTTTCGGTCGGCTGGGTCGTGGCAAAAAGCGCTCGGCGTGGGCTTCAGCGACTGGGACTGCTGCGAGGATCGGTATGCCGACGACGTCTGCGAGGGGTGTCTGCGCATCCTCAGCGGCCGACCTGGCGACGACCCGCCGCCGCTGCGCACCCGCACGATCGCGGTGATCGACGGAGCGTTGTCGCTGCCGACGATCGAGGAGACCTGGTCGCTTCTGCGTTCGCCGCCGGCTGGCCTGCAGGTGTTGTCCTGGGCCGTCTCGAAGCAGAAACATCATGCGCTGTACGCGGAGCTTTCGACGCCGTCGTGCGTCCGTCTCGGCAGCGACTCGCGGACGATCGACTACCGGCCCGAGCGCGACGATCTGCTCGTCGAGGCGGTCCTGAGATTGCGAGGCGGCGACGAGAAGGGCCGCGCATGGTTCACCCGCGACGAGATCTTGAGCGGCTATTACCCGCCGCCGAAGATCGCCCGGAGCGCCTCCAGGTGGGCAGAGGCTGAGGCGGTCATTCTGCCCAGGAGGGGCGACGCCGTACTGTCGCTCATCGTCTCGCACGCTCCCGTTACTGCCGCAGATCAACACACAGAGGATCTCATGACCGACGACATCGACAATCGCGTGGTTGCGCTGCTCGCGGCGCTCGCGCAGGACAGTCAGCACCGGCGCCGAGACGGCTTGGCGTTCTGGCAGTCCCTTTTCCTGCGCCGCATCCAGCGGCACTCCGGCAGGCCGTTCGCTGCATTCGCCGCCCGAATGCTCGACGACCTGGCGGTCGAACCGCACAGCGCGGGCGCGCGGGCGGTCGCCGAGCAGGTGGCGGTCACCCGCAGCGACGACGAGATCGCGTTGATGCAGCGACTTAGGGAGCGTCCCGTGCTGCTGCTCGCGCTGGTCTACCAGTCGCACCAACTCGCGGTCGAGGCGCGCAAGCCGAAGGCCAAGCCCGCACCCGCACCCGTCGTCACCGATGACTTTCCGCCCGACGCCATGGAGCTGTTCTGATGACCACCACTGCTGACCTCGAGCCCGTCAACACCACCACCCCACCGGCGCCGCCGCCGCGTCCGCCTCGGTATGCGCCCTCTCATCGGATCGTGCTGACGGCCGAGGCGCCGTTGCATCACGGAGCGTTCGGCGGTGACGCCGGCAACGCGGTTCTGTTCCGCCGCGTGCCGATCGCGTCCTATCCCGACTCGTCTGGTGTGCCGGCGATCAGCGGCAACGCGCTGCGTGGTGCGCTGCGCCGCATCGTGATGCGTGACCTGCTGATGCGCTGCGATCTGACGGTCGCCACGTACAGTGCGGCCGGTCTGTCCGCATCGCAGTGGGACCGGCTCTACGCGGCACTGGCGAACGGCGGGCACCTGGACGGCTCTGAGACGAAGACGGACCCGGTGCGGATCCGCCAGGTGCGCGACACGCTGCCTGCGCTGTCGGTGTTCGGGGCGGCGCTCTACACCTGGATGCTGCCCGGCTTGGTGAGCCTCGGCTGGTCCTGGCCGCGGTGCGTCGAGACCGTATCGAGCGGCCTGGTGCCGGCCGATGTCGCCGTCGACCAGCCGCTCGTGCCCGGCGAGGCGCTACTGACCGAGATCACGCTGGTTCGGCATATCGATCGCGACGAGCAGGACCCGACCAGCAGCGGTGTCACGCCGATGCCGGTGACCGTCGAGGCGCTGATGCCCGGCACGACGCTGGTCACCTCGCTGATCGCAATGCGCCGCATGTCGGACGTCGAGCTCGGCGTCATGGGGTACGGCCTGTCGCTGCTGCGCACTCTGGGCGGGAAGGCTGGCAGCGGATTCGGGCGGATGCGCGTCGTGCACGACGTGCCGGACGAGCCGTACGTCGGCTGGCTCGCGGATCCGGAACGCATCGCGGCGGCTCGCGAGATGCTGCTGACGATCGCGCGCTCGGCGGGGAAGTGACGTGCCGGTCACAGTCATCACCGCGACGCTCTCGGCTCCGATCGTGCTGGACGACGAGCTGCACTGCGATGGTCTGCTCGCGTCGGCGCATCCGCTGTGCCGATCGTCGCCGATCTCGAGGTCGACTCCGCTCGATGCGATCCCGATGCCGGCGCTGCCGATCTACCGCCACGAGTTCGGCGGTGCGCTCGCGTACCTCGGGACGGCGGCGCAGTTCGCGGACGGCGCGCGGGTCGCCACGTCGCACGTGGTCAAACGCCGCGACGGAGAGGACATCGAGTCGCTGGCCAGGCCCGTGCACCTCGGCCTCGGCCCAGGGAAGAACCGCCTGCACGCCCTGCAGACGATCGTCACGCCGACCGTGACGTGGCGCACGATCGGCATCCGACGCGAGGTGCTGCACCTGGTGCGGCGGATCCAGCAGCTCGGCATGTGGCGCAGCGCCGGCTACGGCATCGTCGCGACCTGGCATGTCGACTACGTCGAGGAGGATGGTGCGACGGTGCTGGTGCGAGACGGTGTCGCGCAGCGGCACCTGCCGGCTGCATGGTGCATGTGGGCCGAATCGATCACTGCGGGTCCGTGCCTGCCGCCGTACTGGCACCCTGGACGGCAGTCGTCGCGCATCGTGCGCGCTGGCACCCGGTGCGCGTTGCAACCTACTGTGGAGGCCGTTTGTCGTGCCGTTTCTAGCCCAGATGCACTCCGAGCGCACAAGGCTCGCAAGGACGCACGTGCGCTCGCTCGCCGCGCTGGGGCGTACCCGCCGGATGTCGATGCTCGTGGACCGCGCGCTGCGACTCATCCATGATTGGCGCGCGCAGTGCCAGCGTCCCGCCGTATCGTGCAGCGGCGGGAAGGACTCGACAGCACTGCTGCTGCTGACGATGCGGGTAGACCCGACCATCCCGGTCTACCGCGCGGACCCACCGAATCCTCTGTCAGACCGGGCGGCGCACGTCGAGCGGATGCAGCGAGCGACGCCGGCACCGTGGGTGATCGTGCAGTACGAGTGGGACGTGGAGGCTGTCCTCGACAGCCGCGCGCGGTATCCGGAGGGCCTGAAGATCCGTCGGCTCGACGAGCGGCTGCGCGCCGACGGCATCGATGGCGTGGCACTGGGCCTGCGCGCGCAGGAGAGCCGCGGGCGGACCTGGAACGCACTCACGCGAGGCGAGCACTACGTGGCGATGGGGCGCCGCGTCTGCACGCCACTGTCGACGTGGACCGCCGACGAGGTCGTCGGCTTCGTCATGGCGGAGGATCGGCTGCCTTTGAATCCGGTCTACACGAAGCTCGACGGCGCGCCGGACCTCAACCGCGTCCGCGACGGCACCTGGTATCCGCGCGAGACGGCCGACGCACACGGTTACCGTGGATGGCTCGCGCGTCACTACCCCGAGCATATCGAGCAGTACGACCGCGCGCTTGCCGCCGCGGCACGAGGGAGCAATCGATGAGCCTGCTGTCCGCCGCCTACCTGATCGAGCGCTACGGCCTGCGTCTGACCGTCGAAGATCTAGCCGAAGTCCTGGACATCACACCGGGCGCCGTCCGCAACCAGGTCAGCGCTCGGACGTTCCCGATCCCGACCTACGTCGAGGGGAACCGCCGGTTCGCGGACTACCGGGACGTCGCGGCGCACTTCGACGCGGCTCGGGCGAAGGCGCGGTCCGATGCAGGGACTCCGGCTTGAGCTGCGTGTATCGCTGCAACATCCTCCAGTTCTTGTGCCCGGTGACCAGGGCGGCCTGCTCGATGGAGTACCCGGCCTCGAAGAGCCGGGACGTCGCCTCGTGTCGCAGGTCGTGGAAGTGCAGATCTGCGATGCCGGCGACGCCGCAGACGATCCCGAAGGTGTCGGTGATCTTCTCGACCGAGTAGGGGAAGATCAGCGACCCGGCGCGTGGCTGGCGCTGCGCGATCTCCCAGGCGTCGTGGCCGGCGAGCGCGAGGAGCGGGACCTGCTGGTCATTCCCGGCCTTGCGCCGCGGATCCTTGCGGTCCCGCACGAGCACCAGGCGCTTCGTGGCGTCCAGGTCGGCCCACTGAAGCCGGGCGATCTCACCGCGACGCATGGCCGTCGCCAGCGCGAACCGGATGACGTCGCCCAGCCAGGCCGGCGCCACCGTCAGCAGCCGCGCCTCCTCATCGCCGACCAGCCGCCGCTCCCGCTCGGTGCCCGGCCCGATCAGCTGCAGGTGGGTCAGCATCGGCCGAGCCGCGGCGACGACATCCGGCAGCGCCTGGTGCAGACCTACCGCGGCGAACTTCAGCGCCGTCCCGAGCTTGGAGAGCTCCATCCCGATCGTGTAGCCGCCGGCGCCCTCCTCGCGGCGCGTGCGCGCCCAGGCCGCCAGCCGCTTCGGCGTCAGTGCCTCGACAGCCTCCTCGCCGAGCGCGGACTCGAGGTGACGGAGCATGTAGTGCTCGTTCGACTGCCCGCCGATCGGCCGCGGCGAGGCGTCACGCAGCTCGCGGTAGGTCTCGATCGCAGCTCGGACGGTGATGCCCGCGGCCAGCGCTGGCGCGCGACCGGCATCGATGTCGGCCTCTACGCGGCGACCGAACGCCTCGGCCTCGCGCCGCGTCTCGAACGTCCGGGTGATAGCCTTGTGGCCCTTCCGCCGGATCTGCACGCGGAAGGCCTTCGGCCCCGTCTGGATGATGCTCGCCACCGTGTAGCACTCGTAGCACTCGCCCGTAGCAGAAAATGCAAGGCGACCGTGAAACGCGATGATATGCGATGGCGGCACATGAGGCGAAAGCCGGGGAATCGTGGTAGCCTGCAGCCCGTAGCCCCCGTAGCTCACGGGGACGACATCGCGTATTGGCGCGGCTCTTCGGGCCTATGTAGCACTTGGCGACGCACACGGTCGCCGGATGACACGATCTAACCCCAACGGGCGACCCTCACGCAGCGAGACCGCGCCGACGCACGATAGCGCTTGACCCCGGCCCGGGGAGAGTGCAGTATCTGCACACGGTCGACATCCGACCAACCCGCGCCTCGGGGATCAACGGGGGCAGGAGATGACGATGGCCACGATCTACACCACCGACGGCGACTACCTCTCGCAGGGCCTGCAGGGCAGCGACGTCTGCGACCACGCGATCCAGACCGCGCGCATGTGGGCCGAGCAGCGCAACGAGGCTGTCGTGCTGGAGGACGACGACGGCGTGTGGCTCGTGCAGCCGGACGGCTCGACCTCGGACTACTCGCACGCATGGGCTCTGTGACTCCCGCCCGCCACCGGAGATAGCACTATGACCAGCTTCGCACGGCGCCAGATCGCACACACCGCGTCCGACGGCACCTGGACGTTTCTGCCGGGCCGGCCGCATCAGTGGACCGGCGACGAGCTTGTCGGCGTGATCTCTCGCGATGACCGACGCCACGCCTACCTGCTGCACGACGGCGAGCAAGAGGCCTTCTACGCGTGGGCGCGCACCTGCGGCGGCTGGGAGAACGCCGACGGCGAGTTCGACGGCGAGATGCACGTCGAGGCCGCCGACGACTGGACGGCATGACCCCCACGCCCGCCGACCTCCGGGCCGCGCGGGCGACCGCCGGTCACACGCAGGTGCAAGCGGCCGCCCTGGTGCGCGCTTCGCGCCGCTCGTGGATCGACTGGGAGGCCGGTACGACCGCCATGCCCGCGGGGCTCTGGCTGCTGTACCGGCTGCTGATCGGCCAGCTCACGCTCGACGAGGCGCGCCGTGGGTGACCGGTACGTGCAGCACGTGACGCTGGACACCGGCGACGTGCGCCGCTCGCCGCGGTCGGAGGTCCGCGACGACATCGTCGAGATGCTCGACGGCTGGATCGGCCGCATGCTGGCAGGCGAGACTGTCCAGGCCGGCGACGTCGGAATCGCGCTGACCGCGCAGTCCCGCGGCCGGTGCCTGCTGATCGAGGTCGCCGACTCCCGATCGCTCGACCCGCTGGCGACGATTGGCGTCGGCACGCATTCGCGCTGCGGCTCGCCGCTCTGGCGCGAGCTCCACGCCGACGCGCGCGGCACGGCGACCTCGCCAGATCGTCCGCCGCCCGAGCCGTGGGTCGCGGCTCGCCTGCGGCCGGACCTGCAGCAGCACCTCGGCGTGGCGGAGATCCTCGGAGACCTTGAGCGGTGCCTCGCGTGGGCGTGGATCGAGCGGCGGCCCCCCGGACGCGAATAGCGGCCCCAGGATCGATCGGCTCCTCGCGCCGCTACCCTCGCCCATCCAGCCGCCCGCCGCGCGCGTGGCGCCCCGCGTCGCAAGCCCCAGCCACGAGAAAAGCCCGCCCCGGTGACCCGAGGCGGGCAACCCGCGCAGACACGAGCGCCTCCAGCCCGATTCGGACGGCGGCGCATCTCCAGGACATCCCGGAGCCGGTCAGGCGTCGCGCGATGGCGCGATGCCCAGGATCCTGATCGCGAGCGGCAGCGGCGTGCCGAGCGCCCGCAGCAGCAGCGCGGCGGCCTGCGTACCGCGTTCGCGGCGCACACGTCGGGCGGCTTGGCAAACCTGCCAGCCGATGCCGTGGTGGGTGCTCATGCGCCCGGCGTCGGGCGCGGAGGCACCATCGGGGTGTTGCCGGGCTGGCCGGCCGGGCGCATCGCCAGCACCATCCTCTCGCCGAAGATGAACCCGAACGGAAACGTGGCGACCTGCACGCCGAGGTCGACGAACTGAGCGTCCCCGGTCAGGCCCCCGGTGAGCGCCATGGTCGCGCCGATCAGGATCAGAACGCCGGCCGCCACGTACCGGAACGCCGCGCGCAGGTCGACGACCCACTGCGACGGCGTACCGCCGGGCTGGTCGAGGCCCGCCAGCGCTTTCAGCCGCTCGATCGTCGCCTGCTCGAGCTTTAGTTGGTCGTCGACGCTCAACCCGCCCAGCCGGCGCGCGATGCCGCCGCCGATGGTCTTGACCAGGTCAGTCAGGATCGGGATACCGGCAGCGATGACCGTGGTGGTGATCGGATCCATCAGACCAGCCCCTGCTCATAGTAGACGCCCACCGGCCCGCGGATCGCGGTGAGCAGCTCGCCGTGTGGCTGCGTGCCGACCGGCGCGATCGCGACGTGGCACCAGGCGCGGAACTCGTGGATCACCTGGTGGTAGGGCAGCCCCATCGCCTTGATCTGCAGGCAGACCTCGAGCGGCGTCAGGCCCGGCACGATGATGTCCGCCGCGCGGCCGCTCATGTGCGCGGACGCCAGTGCGCCGCCGACAGCCGCATTCACCGACGCGCTACGGTAGCCGGACGACACCACCACCGGCCGCCCGAGCCGGTCGCGCAGCGGCTGCAGGATCGTCTGAGCGAGTCGGCGCAGCTCGGCGACGACGGCGGCCGGCGGGGCGTTCGACAGGCCAAGCCGCGCCGCGGTCTGCGACGCGACCAGCTCGTCGAGCGTGAAGTTTCGCGACAGGTCCATGGTCACTGCCAGTGCAGGTGCCTGCCGGCCCAGACCGCGATGGCGCCGACCACCGCGGTCGCGATGCTGCCCAGCCACAGCACGACGCGCAGGCCGCCCTGCGCCTCGGACAGGCGGCTCTCGATCGCCGCCAGCTGCCGCGTCTGCGCCTCGGCCTGCGACTCCAGCCGCGTCACTGCGCGCGCCATCGCCTCGACCGTCGCCTCGAGCCGCGCAATCGCGGCAGCCTGTTCACGCTCGTCCATACCCTGCCCCATGGTCAGAATCCGATCCGTACACCGATCCCTGCGTTGTGGGCCACGTAGAACAGCCCGACGGTCACCCACGTCCCGAGGATCTGCCGCCGGTAGTCCGGCAGCGCGTACGCGAGCAGCGACACCGTGAGCCCGACCCCGAAAAACCAGGCGTTCACGTCGCCGCGCGATGGGTGCCGGCCGAGCACGGGATTCGTCTCGTACATGCCCGGGGTGTCGATGATCCGCAGGGTCTGCGACCAGTCGGCCGCGTGCAGCACGAGCGCCGCGCCGAGCAGCGCTCGGTCCGTCGCCGTCCAGTCCTGCGCGCGGGCCCCAGAAACGAGAAGGGCCGCAACCGCGGCCCCGATGAGGTAGCGGACGGCGGCTTGCATCACCGGCCCTTCAGCCACTGCGTCCACGGCGAGACGACTGCCGCAGCTCCAGCCGCAGCGATCCGGATCGACAGCTGCGTCGCCGTGCTGCCGTAGCTGTTCGCGGCCTGCACGGTGACCGGGTAGCCGCCCGCGACGGTCGGTGTGCCGGCGATGTAGGCGTATCGCGGGTCGGCGAAGTAGGTGGGCGCGGCCGATAGCTCGAGCTGCCAGCCGCCGATGTCGAATGTCGCATCGATGGCGCCGCTCATGCCCTCTATCGAGAGCAGAAGCCGTACTCCAGCCGTACTCGTCGTCGTGGTGACGGCCCCTGACACCGTGATCGCGCCGGACGGAGCGCCAGCGAATAAGCCGACGCGCGTGCCTCGCAGATAACCTCCGCTGCTGTTCCACTCCTCGATGTAGACCGAGTAAAAAGCCGACGGCATCGTCCCGGAGACCGGCTCAATGGTCACCTGGCCCGACCACGTCTGCCCGGGGGTGGCCGGCGCGACGATGTGCGCCGCGTCGACTGCGTCTGGCCGGAAGACGAAGTAGTCCGGACTGGGCGTGCCCTGCAAGCGGAACCGCGCTGCATCGATCGATCCGATCGCCTGCCCACCCGTGAACGTCAGGCTGAGCCCTGCGTTCGCCTCGTAGTACCAGTGCGTCGGCAGCACGCCGCCAGATCCGATTACGCCATTGGTGCCGCCGATTCCGGCCGGATTGCGGATCTTGTTTTTCGTGACCGGCGAGACGAGCGACAGCCCCGGCGGCAGCGAGCCCGCCGTGATCGACGCCGTGATCGGCTGCGCGCCCGTCACGACGATCGGGCGCGCGTAGGCTGTGCCGACGGTGCCGTCGGCCAGCGAGGTCGACGTGATCGCCGGCACGTTGCCCACGGCCCCCACCACGATCGTCAGCGCGCGGTCGAATGTGAGGCCGGTCGGGCCCGTGGCGCGGACCGTGAACGTCGACGACCCGAGCGCCGTAGGCGTGCCGGAGATCACGCCGCTCGCGGTCGCGAGCGTCAGCCCCGCGGGCAACGTGCCGGCCTGCAGCGCGAAGGTGATCGGCCCGGTGCCGGTGTACGCGAGCGCCTGCAGGTATGCGACGTTCTGTTCGGCATTCGGCAACGCGGTCGTCGTGATGCTCGGGGCCGTGACCGCAGCGCCCACCCCGATGACGACCGACACGTCCGCGGAGCCGGCCGCGTTCGTCGCGCGCACCACGACCGTCGCCGTCGTGGGCGAGCCGGTCGGCGTGCCGGTGATGGCGCCCGTGCTGCTCGACACCGACGCCCACGCTGGGCCGCTCACCAGCGAGAACGTCGTGGTGTTCGACCCGGAGGCGAGCGTCGGAGTGAACGCGAACGCGACGCCGACCGCCGCCGACTGCGTGCCGGGCGTCACCCAGACCGGCACGGTGATCGCCGAGGCGCCGATCGCGGTGAATGCCAGCGCGCCGGTCGTCGGGTCGGTGATCGCGTCCCACGCCAGATAGGACGGCAGCCACGACGGCGGCGGCACGACCGGCGGGGTGCCGCCGTCGACGTTGGTCGGGCGCGCGGTGACGGCACGGCCGCCCGCGGCATTGACCGCGGCGATGGCATCGGTCCACGACCAGCGCATACCGGACCCAGGCTGCGGATCGGGGTCCCAGGCGATGAAGTGGCAGCCCAGCTCGTCGACCGCCCACCGCAGATGCTCGGCCGGCGACTCGATCGAGTCGTAGTCCGGCCATTCGTACTGCATCGCGTAGGCCGCGACGCCCTGGTAGCCGGGCCGCGTCGACGCCGTCGGCGAGTTGAACATGAACGAGCCGAAATTCGTCTGCAGCGTCGCGTAGTCGCCGTCCTTGCGCAAGTCGGTCGGACCGATGACGACCTTGCGCGTGCCGAGCGCGAGCTGGTCGAGCACTGGCTTGTCCTGCGTGTAGTCCGGCGGCCAGACCGTCGACCAGCCGGTATTGATGTGCACCATGCAATCGCCCGCGTACGCATTCAGCCGGTCGGCCACGTCGCGCCACAGCAGGTCGAGCGCTGCGGCGGTGAATCCGGGCTGGATCCAGTCGCCCTGCACGCGGTACTCCTCGGTCGAGATCAGGACGAACTCGGGGTTGGCCGCGCAGTACGTCGCGGCGGCCTGGCACCAGTTGAGGAACGCCGACTTAGGCGAGGCCTCCCAGATCCGCGGCGCCCAGATGTTCTGTCCGCCGTCCGTCGACGTGTAGTCCCAGCCGTTTGTAGAGACGTAGGTCGGAAACGGTCGCGGGCGCGTGAAGCCGGTGAACGATCGTTCATAGAGCCGCAGCCAGATTTTCTTGCCGTCGGCTTGCGCGGCCGAGCGGATCGCGTTGAGCGCCGACGTCAGCGTCGAGTAGTCGCCGAGCGCGCCCTCCGTCTGGCCCCACCAGATCGAGACCTGATAGCCGACGAAATTCGGGTTGCTCGCAACGAGCGGGCGCTTCGACGCGGCGATGCCCGAGCGATTGACCGCGTCCGTGCACTGCATGTAATGGCCGGGAAACCATCGTTTCGGCATGGCGCTACCTCAGACCACCGCGCCCACGCCAGGGCCCGCGCGCAGGCCCGTCGACGGCCGCAGCACCATGATCGTCACCGTGTCCGCGAGCAGCGCGGCCGGATCCGCGGGGAGCTTCAGCAGGTTCCGCGTCGCATCGCCGGGCTTGACGGTGATGGTGGGCGAGGCGATCACGTACCGTTCCGGCAGCGCGGAGTACCAGGCGACGTTTCGCCACACGTAGACCTCGAGGTTCGTCACCGACGTCGGGAACTGCGCGGCCGGGAGCTCGGCCTGGTACTGGTAGCTCGTCGTGGACTTGCCCTTGACCACGATCAACGCCGCGGCCTGTCCGGCGCCGCCTGCGCCGGAGTTGTTGTGCGGCATCGTCACCGACTGGCCGGCGGTGGTGCCGGTCAGAGCCCGATACGCGGTCTCGAAGCCGACCAGCCCCGCGCCGCTGCCGTTCGCAACGTTCCCGCCGCCCGCAGGCGACGTCGTCGTGGGCTCCGTCCACGTGCCGCCGGTCGTCGGCGTGCCTGGCGCGCCGTACCAGCCGCCGGAGACACCGACGAGCAGGTTCGTATCCTGCGCCAGCGTCGGCGTCGTGGCCGGCGTCGTCGACGTCGCGCCGGAACCGGACGTGCCGAATCGCACGACATCCAGCACGCCGGTCGTCGGCACGTTGCCGAGCTCGTACGCGACGCCGGTGAATCGGATGTTCGCCGACGCAGCGACGTAGCTGCTTCCGTTCCACTTGAGGAACGGCACGGAGAACGTCGGCGAGGCGCCGGCCGACAGGTTCTGCGCGATGCTCACCACCACGTTCGGCGTGTAATCGCCGGGCGTCGCGTCTCGCGCGCTGCTCGGCGTGCTCCACGTGACCCCGCCGGTCGGCGTGCCGAGGAACAGCGTCTGCGACGTGCTCGAATCGACGGCCGCGCCCACGAGCAGGATCGCAGAGCCTGCCGTGAGGTTCGCCGTCATCGCGAACGTGATCGGGCCGGCGCCGCTCGCCTGCTGGATGGCGCGCGCCTGCAGTACGGTCGGAGTGCTGAACGGCATGGGTTACCTCAAGACGGTCTTCAGGGCGTCGACCGTGACGGCCGTGTTCGCGAGCCGCGTGATCTGCCACTGCGACGCAACGGGCAGAAGCACACCGTTGGCCGCGCTGTAGAGCTGCAGGCCGAGCGTGAACGTCCGCGCGACGCCCGCGACGTGCGCGTACTCGATCGCAAATGACGCGGCGCCCTGCAAGTCGACGTTGACGAGCGGCGGCTCCGACGCGTAGTGCAGGTCGAACAGCGTGCCGGCGTAGGCCACCGATCCATCGCGAGAATCGGTCAGCGTCCAGATCGCCGAGAGGTCGCGCAGCGTGAGCGGCTCGACGACAGACACCAGCCGCCGCACGACCACGCCGCCGTTGATCTGCACGCGCAGGACGGCGCCTTGCGGTATGTCGGCGCTTGCGGGGATCGTGACGGTCGGCAGCTGGTCGCCGAACTGGTAGCCGTTCGGGCCGATCCAGTTGATCGTCTGGGCCACCGGGAACGCGCTGCGGTAGACCGCGGTCACCGCGTCGTTCGCGATCAGCTGCGTGCCGACGACATTCGAGCCGCCGGGCGCCCACGGCGGATAGTCCGTCGTGCCATCGGGCAGCGTGCCGAGGAATGGCTTCGAGGCGGCCACCGCCTTGATCGGCACGCCGAGCATGTTCCCAGCCGCGACGATTCCGAGCTGGCACGTCGTCGCGCCTGCAGGCCATGTCGCGATGACGCCCGAGACCGAGTACGCGGCCGGGTCGGCGAACATCGCCGCGAATGCGCCCAGCGTCCCCGGCACCACATTGCCGTTGACGGTCGCCACCCGCGCCCCCGAGCCGTCGTAGAACGCGAGCGAGACGAACGCGTCGATGCCGTACGGCACGAGGCCGACGTAGCCGACCACGCGGCTGCCGGGCTCACCGCTCACATGCCGCGACACGACCCCGCCGCCCTTGCCGTTGCCGACCGACGCGTCGTACACCATGATCGTCGCGCTCGACGGCGATCCGGCGATGCCGAATGGCGCTTCGGCCGGGCGCCGCGCGAACGCCACGGCGGAGGCCGGCACGTTGACCTCGAACGTCGTCCAGCCGGCGGTGTTCAGCTCCCACGTCGTGTTCGTGAGGAGGTTCGCCGAGAGGGCCGGCGCCTGGCCGGTGTACGCCGGCAGCGCCGCGTCGACCCGGTACTGCTGCACGATCCACGGCGCCGAGCGCGCGCCGATGCCGTTGACCGCGACGCCAACGATCTGCAGCACGTCGCCGCCAGAGATGCCCTCGATGTCGATCGCGGTCTCGCCCGGCCGTGCGGTGAGCGTGCGATAGCCGGTCTCCGTGTGGCGCTTCCAGCGGATCTCGACGTACTCGCCCGCGCTGCTGCGGGCCGGCCACGAGATCCGGGCATATGGGATCTGCGAGCCGTCGCCGAGCACCTTGATGGTCGCGGGCGCGGTCGCCGTGCAAGTCACCGCCAGCACCGGCGATGCGACATCGGTCGGGCTCGGGAGCAGCGTATTCGGCGCCGGGTCGAGGAATGCGACCTCGGTGTACGACCAGTCGTCGTAGCAGGTCGCGTCGGTCTCCTGCAGCACGAGCTCGACCGAGCCCGGGAACTGGTGGCGCCACGAGACGACCTCGAATGGCTTGGCCGACAGGCCCATGCGCGCGAGCGTGACCGTGACCACGTTGCCGACCTGCAGCGGAAGAGCCTTCAGCTTCCAGGCGGCTGTGATCCGCGCGCCCTGCCGAGCGCGCCGCATGATCTGCTTCGCGATGCGATTCGCCGCGCGGTAGTCCGTGACGTACGGCAGGTCGATCCGGCGCTCGATCCTCTCGCCGTTGTCCTCGGCGATGTAGGCCGAGGACTCGTACGGCGTGTAGTCGGTGCGCGTGTAGAGCGCCACGCCGCCCACGGCGCGCGCGTCGCGGAAGATTCCGAGGACCGTGTTGAATCTGTCCTCGCGCGAGATCTCGCCCTGGTACTGGTAGCCGCCGGCGAGGTCGGCGTCCGACAGCGTGATCGACACAGGCGTGCGGTACGCGCCGGCGAGGACGACGAACTTGCCGGCCGACCAGGTGATCGTCCCGCCGCCCGCGAGCGCCATGTCCTGCAGCACCTCGACAGGGTCGGTCGTCGACTCGACGGGGCCGTTGATCGTGTAGCGCTTGAGCGAGCCGGTGTCGACCGTGACGAGCTGGTCCGCGATGTTCGCGCTCGCGATGATGGCCGTGTCGTCGATCTCGCTGTCGGTGCAGCTGGACGCGGACTTGAGGTAGTCGCGGATGCAGAGCGCCCAGTTGTCGGACCACGCCGTGGTCGACGTGCGCGGGTCGAACACGCGCGCGCCGCGCATGAGCGCGTAGACCGTCGGGATGCCGTTGGCTGCGGTCGTCTCGTCCCACTCGAGCGTGACGATCGCGTACGTCTGGCCGTCGAGTCTGCAGGCCGACGTCCACTCGCCGCCCGAGTCCGAGATCAGCGTGGCGTCTGCGGTCTGCGGCACGGCGCCGAGGTACGTGCGCACCCGCGCGAGCGGCCGGCCGATGTCGACCACGTAGTCGACGACCAGATACGGCCCGAGCGCGCTGACGTCGCTCGTGAGCGTGATCAACGTCTTGCCGGCGGATACGGACGTCGTGTAGTCGGTGCCGTGGACGAGCACGGTCTCGCCGATGCCGATGGCCGGCGTCGTGACCGACAGGCCACTCAACAAAAAGGTCAGTCCGACCGGGGCGAACTGCTCGGTCTGCGGCTCGCGGAGAGACTTCCACCACGGCGAGCCCGACTGCACATAGCCCGAGCCGTCCAGCGTGCCGAGCGAGCGGTCATCGAAGTGGATCTCCTCGATCGCGTCGCACGGGTGGTCCGCGAACACGTAGACGAGGGACAGCAGCCGGTTCTCCGGGCCGTGCGTCGTCCAGTACCGCAGCACGCCCGGCACGCGGTCGCGGCCGTAGACGCGGCGGCGCGGGGATGTCGGCAGCGTCAGCGTCAGGTCGCGCTGCTGCCTGTTCTGTTCGATCTGGCGGCGGACCTTGCGCGCATCGTAGGCGCCGATCGCGAGGTTGCCGCCGATCGCGATAGCGGCGCCTGCCGGGCCGCCGATAGCAGCCGCGGCGGCGGTGAAGAGTAGCCGACCGATCGCCGATGCGTTGCTCATTGCCGAGGCCCGAACTTAAGCGTCCGCTGCGACGTGATGTCGGTGAACTTGAAGCCGTCATCCGTCGGGTAGCGCCGCTTCTGCTCGGCGTTCGTCCAGTACGTCGAGCGCGCCTTGAGCATCCATATCAGCCGCGACTCGATCCGCAGGACGATCGTCGCGGTCGCGTCGGTGTCGACGATCGTCATGTCGTTGATGGCGCCCTGCATGCGCAGGAACGGGGTCGACACGAGCGCGCCGGCCTCGTCGTAGCAGCCGACCCAGACGCTCGCACGGCGGCCGACCATCACGGTCTGTGCGGCGTCCGAGACCATCGCCGAGTCGGTGCCGGCCAGCGTGATCTCCCAGCCGAGCGCCTCGAGGCCCGCCGACTCGGCGAGCGGCTGCATGGACACGATCCGGCCGCCGCCCAGCCACGTGAATCCGTTCCAGGCGATGTCCGGCTGCGCGGTGACGTAGCGGCGCGAGCCTGCGTCGAGGGCCAGCTCGACGAACATCGCCAGCCGCACTTTCGCGGCTGACAGCGCAGCGATCGTCGCGGCGTCGACCGCGATCAAGCGAACACCTCGACCAGGTCGAGCGAGAAGCCGGGGGAGACGCGCGGGCCGAGCGGCACACGCGTGGCGCCCGATTCGCGCGGGATGAAAAGCGTCCGCGGCCAGTCCCAGACGACCGCGGTGCCGGCCGCCTTGCTGGCCCGCAGGAACGGCGCGATCGGCACGGCCGAAAGCGACGGGTTGTCGGCGGTGACCATCACGAGCTCGCCGCCGATGCCGAGCATGTCGCCGGCCAGCAGCGTGCCGGTCCCGGTAATCGCGATCGTCGACGCCAGCGCGGATGCCGTCGAGGTGAGCGTCGGCGTCCCGCGCATCGTGCCGCGCGGCACACGGCGCAACGGATGACCCATCGACAGGCGGTTGCCCTGGCCGCGCATCTGCGCCATCAGCGACTCGACCGCGGCGCGCTCGGCGTTCTGGTGCGGCGTGAACGCGAGCGAGCAGACCCAGCGGCTCGCCAGCATGTCGACGGTCTGCACCGACAGGTCGGTCGGTGACTGCGCGGTCAGGGTCGCGGTCTCCAGGCCCCAGTCGGCCGTCGCCGGCGTGTAGACCCGCGTGTTCGGCAGCGTGATCGTCGCCATCAGGCCCTCGCGAACGAACCGTTGCGGCCCATCGACGACAGGATCGACGCGCGGGTCTGCTGCGTGGCGGCCTGAATCGCGGCGTAGACGTCGGCGCGCGAGACCTCGCCGGAGACGTTGATGTGGTTGACCACCGTCACACCGCCGCCGAACTTGCCGTTCGGCACGATCGTCCCGGCGACCTTCGGCACGAACAGCTCGGGCCCGCGCTCGCCGACGATCGACGGGACACCGACTGGCGGTTCGCCGCCGTCGGCGAAGCGAAGGAGATCGCGAATCGCGCCGAAGAGCGTGCCCTTGCCGATATCGGCGGTCGACTTGGACTTCGACAGCGCGCCGAGGTACTCGTCGATCGGACCCGTAAGCTGGTTCCGCAGCATGATTCGAGCGATGTCCTGCGCCAACCCCTTCGCCACGTCGCCGAGCGACCGCATGTTGACCAGAGCGTCTTCCAGCGCCGACGAGATCGGCGCGAACAGCGACGCCGACGCGTCAGCGACTTCCTTCAGTGGGTCCTTGAGGTTCAGGATCTTCGAGCCGAGCTTTTCGTACTCGTCGAAGGTGATCGCCCCGGCGTCCAGCAGGCTGTTCGTGGCCTCAAGCGCCGCGTCCCGGAGCTTCGACGCGGCGTCGACGCCCCGAATCTCCTTGAGCGTGTCCGCGACCTTCTGCCACCCAGCGTTGTCAGGTCGGAGAGCCCGCTCAAGCGACGAAGTGTTGATCTGCTCCAACCGCTCCATCTCGTCGACCGCAGCCTTGAGTGCATCGGCGAGCAGCTTCGCGGCCTCTGCGTCCTCGCGAAGCTTTTCGTCTGCAAGCGACTGCATGATGAGAGCGTCTAGCTCGGCATAGGCCGAGTCAGGCCGACCGCCGCTGTTCTTGCCTCCGCCAGAAGTTTTCGGGGCTTGGTCCTTTGGTGGTCCGCCGTACCCGGGTTCGCTCTGCTCGAGATCCACCAACGCCCGGAAGTACCGCAGGTCGCGCTCGTACTGGGCAATCTCTTCGCGCAGAGCCGCCGCGCGCCCGCCAGCGGCGGTTCGCGCGCCGCGGCCGAACGACGATCCCTGTTCCGCCTGCGCCTCGGCAGCCGCGAGCCGGGTGCGCGTTTCGGCCAGCCGTTTTGAGACGTCGTCAATCCGCTCAGCCGGCGACTTGTCGGGGCCATACATGAGGCCATAGCGGCCGATCGCGCTCCAGAACCCGCCCGCGGCCTCCTGCCCGAGCCGGAACTGCGTGACGAGGTCGTTGAGCGCCTTGACGACCGGGCCGGCGATAGACACGGCCAGCGCGTCGGCTGCGACCTTGAGCTTCCCCATCTCAACGTTGAGCCGCTCGGCCTGGGCGGCCTGTTCGGACGTGACGCTAGCCGCGGCCTTCTTCGCGCCCGCCAGGTCCTTCAGCATCGGCAGCAGTTGCGCGCCCGACTTTCCGAACAGTGTCTGCGCAAGAACCGTCTTGTTCGTGCCGTCCTCGTACTTGTTCAAGGCCTGCGCCACCTCGTCCAGCACGTCGACAGTCGGCCGCAGGTTGCCGGCCGCGTCTCGCGTGGCAATCCCGAGCGCCGCGAACGCCTCGCCCGCGCCCTTTGTCTCGTCGTCGGCGCCGGCCATGGCGCGCGCCAGCTTGCCCGTCGCGTCGGTGATCTGCTCGAGCGACGCACCGTACGGCGCGAGCGTGTTCAGCAGCGAGGACAGATCCTCGACGCTGCTGCCCGTGCGATCCGCGGCATCGTTGAGCGCGTCCATCGACTCGACGGTCGTGCGCAGGCCACCGATGATGCCGGCCAGCGAAAGCCCGGCGCCGATCGCGCCGAGCGCCCCCACCGCGGAGGCCGCACCGTCCCTCAGCGACGACAGCGAGCGCTGCACCGAGGCGAACGCGCCTCTGGTCGCATCCTCGGCGGTGATCGTGACCTTGACCTGATCAGCTGCCATCGGCGTCCTTCATCTCGTCCCGCAGTGCGACCAGCCAGGCAATCAGCAGGTCGACGTCGTCGATGCCGTGCAACTCGCACAGCAGCGGCAGCGCTGCCCAATCGAGTGCGCCGCCCATCTCGTTCCAGACGCTCACAGCCACTCGGCCGAGCGGCTCGATCGCAGGCAGCGGCGCATCGGGCGCGTACCGCCGCTCGGCCCGCGCGGCTATGAGCTCTCGGACTTTCCCGGGATGGCCTCCGTCGCCTTGCGGTGCTCCTCGTACCAGCCCAGGATCTCGTTCGCGGCGGCGCTGAACACGTCGAGCCGACCGGCCATGAACTCGCGCCACGCACCGGTCGAGAACGGCACGGCCTCGTCGCCTCCCACACCGGGCAGCAGCTGCGCCTCGGTGACCTCCCAGTCCACGACGTACGCGGCGACGACTGCAGCACGTACGCCGACTTCCCCCCGCTCGTGGATCTCTGCGAGCTCGAGCGGCAACGGGCGCCGGATCTTCACGCGCACGCCGGCAGCGTCGATCCAGCGCTCGCGCGCCGCCCGCATCCGTCGCTCGATGCTCGCGCTCATCAGGCAGCGGCCAGGAACAGCACGCGGCCGATCACGCGAACCGAGAACTGACCGGTGAGCGACTGCCCGACCGAGGCGTCCTCGTTCGGCAGAGCGGGGATCCCGCGAAACACGCGGCGCTGGCCATCCTTCAGCGTCAGGCGGAAGACCAGCGGGGTCTGATCGATAGCGGCCTGCGTGACCCGCAGCATGGCGGCACTCTGCGCGGCCGAGAACCCGCTGATCGTCACCGTCTGCGCCGACAGGATGCCGGGGGTGATCTGTTCGATGTCGTCGATCAGCGTCGTCTGGTTGGCGTCCTGCGCCTCGCCGCCGCCGATCTGGTAGCTGGTCGAGTTTCCGATCGTCGACCAGGTCGCGATCGGCGTGAGCTGCGCGCTGCCGGTGAACGCCGGGAAGGCCGTCGTGTTGATGCCCTCCAGGTTGATCGTGCTGGCCGCCGGCGCGTCGACGCTGATCGCCTGACCCTCGAGCTGCACCATCCCGGCGACCGTGCCGAAGTACGCGATGGCGCCCTCAGCGAGCCCGTGCGTCGTCGACGTCGCGACGCCGACGGATGCCTGCGTCACCGCGGTGACGGTCTTGGCGGCTGAGGTGGTCGCCTCGACCTCGACGCGGACGCCGCGGCCAATGGGAAAGGTTCCTGCCATGTTCGGCCCCTAAAAAAGAAAACGCCCGCCGTCGGCGGGCCGGTTGGTGAACGTTCCGGCTGTCAGATCGCGACGCGATACCGCATGCGCGCGATCACGATCGGCTGCTCGGACGAGTCGTCAATGACGACCGCGCAGTCCTGGTACACGGTCATCTGCACGACGCCACCCAGCGTCGGACCCGCTTCCAGCGCCGTCTCGACCTGCTCACAGATCGCGTCGACGGTGTCCTCGACGGCGCCGGTCGACTGCGCGCAGGCCTCGCACACCAGGTCGACCACTCGCATCGACGGCAGCACCTGATCGCCCAGCGCGTCGTCGCCGCGCTCGTCGCCGGGCGTGAACACACGCAGCGCCGGTAGCTCGGTCAGCGGGTAGCGTCGGGCCTTGTGGACGCGCGCGCCGGTCAGCGCCAGTCCGGTGACGGCGGTGGCGAACGCGTCGCGGACGAGCTTTCGCGGGTGCGTCACTGGCGCTCCAGGATCAGCGTCACGACCCCAGTGCCATCGGGCCGGATGTTGACGACGCGGTAGGTCGTCGCGGCGATCGTGAGCGTCGCGTTGACGGCGACACCGTAGGCCTCGCGCGTCACGAAGGCGGTCAGGCGCGTCGCGATGCCCTCGGGGTCCGCGTACTCGCGTTCGAAAATGCCGTTGATCGTGGCGGCGTTGTGGACGGCGGAAGTACCGAAGTCGGCGGGGTCGAAAAACGGCTCGAGGTCCTCGTTGAACATCTCAGCCCCCCACCCCGAACCACACGCGCCGACGGCGGCGGACCGCTGCGGGATCGAATAGCCGCACGCCATTCGGGCCCACGTATCCGCCGGGCACGTCGTCGGCCGCCGTCCAGGCAAGGCCGGGGATCAGCGTGAGCAGCCGCGACCGCTCGAACAGACCCAGCGGCATTCCGTCCTCGTCCGTTTGCGGCAGTCCAGCGGTCAGCATCGCCGCGATCTCGCCGTACGCCAGCAGGTTCACGTGGTGCCCCCCGACCATCACCGCGGGCGTGATCACCGCGCCGTCATCTGCGAGCACCGCAGGCACCCTGACCAGCGCGCCGATCTCGTCGATGACAATGCCGGCGATCGGCACAAGCGCCGCGCCGTCGTCCGACAGCGTGCACAGCGTCGGCCAGTATTCCGGCGCCACGCCGGGCAGCGGAAGGCGAGTGCCGGTCATCCCCGCGACGAACATGTCGCGCGTCGGCGTCCAGCAGAGCACCTCGATCATCACGCACGCGTGTCGGGGCCGTCACCCGCGGCGCCGTCCTGCATCGCGCCGTATTGGGCCTCGTACGCGTCTCCGTACTCCTGCAGCTGCGCCGTCAGCGCCTGGCCGCTGTTGATGCTCACGAGCGTCTGCTCGAATGCGTGCTCGCCGAACTGCACCCGCACGGTGTAGTACGGCGCCGCCGCAGACAGGATCGATACCTCGGCCATCAGACAGTCCTCGAAAGCATGACCTTGACCTGACCCGCCGCGACTGCGGTCGTGTCGGTGTCGGCCGCTGCGCCGGTAATCGCGATGCCGAGGCCGAGCGCGAACCGGAATCCGTTGGTTCCGATCGGCAGGGTACAGACCCCCGGAACGCCGCCGACCGCAGCCGGCACCGGCAGGATGAGCGCCGGCACGTCGGTGCCGACGGTCGGTGCTGTCGCTTTGTTGAAGAGCTTCACGAACGCGGCGGTCGCGCCCGTGTTCGTCGCGTAGAACGCATGCAGTCCGGACGAGCCGGTCAGCACCAGCGCGGCGTTCGTGCTCGCCGCGCTGTTGAGGATGTAGGGCGTTGCCGGCGCTGCGGGCGTCCCAGAATTGGTCACCGTCGCCAGGGTCTGCGTCGCCGCCAGCGTGACTTGCCCGATCGGCGTCGTCGCGGAGGCCGCGCCGGCCAGATTTACGGAGATCGCATTTCCGGCCACCGCGTTGCCTCGGCCGGCGGTGATCTCGGCGGTGAGCTCCGCATAGTCCTGGACCGCGATGAACTGCATGACCGCGTTCGTGCCGCTCGCGGGCGGAGTCGAACCGTTGACCCATCGCAGCTGCACCTTGAACACCGCGTTCGGATCGGGGATCTGCTGGTGCCGCCGGTACGAGTTCGCGCGGCTTGTGACCGCGTCCATCGTGCCCGAGTGCCACCAGACCTCGTCCGCGTACGGCTCGATCTCGTACACACCGCTCGCCGCAGTCGTGACGACGGTGCTGGCCGCAGACGCGAGCCGCGCCAGCCCGCCGTTCTGCGTCTCGTAGATTGCCTGCGTCGCCGTGGTGCCGTCGAACCGCCACGCCACGGAGTGCTGGCCGTCGGGTACACCGGTCGACGGGTTGACCGAAAGCGCCTCGACCCAGAACGTCTGGTTCGCGATCCGCTGCGAGAGCGTGAGGCCGAGCACGACCCGAAACGGGATCGTGAAAGTCTCTTTCGTGATCGCGCTGACCACGGCGTCGGCCGTCGTGCCGCTCGCCATCGTGAGCGTGCCGCCGCTGACGGTGATGCTGCCGCCGGTGCCGACGCTGCTGTCCCAGCGGGCGGGGTCGAGCACCGCGCCCGAGAAGGAGTCGCGGTACTTCTTCTGGACCGACTTGACTTTCATCATGTCGTCGCCGGCATCGTATCCGGCCGCCACGACAGGCAGCCGATCGGCGACGGCGACCGAATTGCCGGTGTCCGGCACGCGCGCGACGGTCTGGTTAACGCCCGCGCCGTCCTTGACTGTGATCGTTCCCATCAGGCGACTCCGATAGCTCTCAAAGCAAGATATTGGGTGTTTGCCGACTCGTCGAACGCGAGCGACGCGGCCGTGAGCGACTGCAGGGTGGCGTCGGGCAGCCGCTGCGGGGCGTAGCGGATTCGGACGACGCCGCCACCGTTGAGGTTAGCCCCGCCAACCATCGCGCCCAGTTCGATCCGGGTGACGGCCGGGCCTGCACCAGCAGCCGCAGCGACGACCGTGGGCCGCCCTGCGTGCGACAAGGCGAGTTCCCCGTTTTGGTACGCGACCGCGACGCGACGAACCGCTCCCGGCGTGAACGCGTTGTCGGTCGTGTAGCGCACCAGCGCCGACGCCACCTGCTGCTCGGAGGTCATCTGCCCGTCGGTCGGTCGCGCGAACACCGCGGTGTAGTTTGCAATTGTGCCGTCGGTCAGCGCGGCCAGTATCCGCGACGAAACGCCTGCAGCGCCGTTCAGCAGCGCGTCCACGATGAGCGTGCCCGCAGCTTGATTCAGCGCCCCGCCGAGAATGATCGGGGCGTCCACCGCCCGCGTCGCCGCCGCCCCGAACGTCAAAATCGGGGAGGTGGCGAAGGCGCCCTGCTCTAGCTGCGGGCACCAGAACTCCACCGTTCCCGTGCCGCCCGCGGCTTCGTTCATGACCGCAGCGTTCGCCGACGCACCCGACGACGCAACGGGAAGGGAAAACCGCTGCCACGTAGCACCGGCTTGGAAGTCCGCCGAGATGATGTCGGCCGCGCCGTCGTAGACCTTTAGTCGAAACTTCTTTGAGGTTGCCGAGCGAGCGAACACCGTAAGCGTCCGGGCGCCGGCCGCGACGGGGATTAACTGGTACACCTGCGACGTGTTGCTGACGCCGAACGTGACGGAGCGCGCGTTCAGCGTTCCGTCCGGCGAGGTCACTGCACCGCCGACCGTTGGCGCGTTGAGTGTCAACCACGTAGCGGCTTGGCTGAGATCCGCCGACCACAGCAGCAGATTCGTCCGCGCCTCCTCACTCCGCAGCCCATACGCCCCGATGTCGCTCAGCCAGTCGATCGCGGGGGCGTAGACGGCGGTGGTGGTGGTGGGGACGTAGACCGTCGACGTGCCGAGGCTGAGATTCGCGAACGACAGGTCGATGTATTGCCCTACGCCGATCGCCACCGATTGGTCGGCCGTCGCCGGGTAAACGACCATTCGGTAGTTCGCCGCAGCCTTAACGTCGAGCGTCAGGGCGCAGTCGACCGTGCCATCCGCATTGACCGTCGTCGTCGCCGAAACGTGAGAAACGTTCGTTCCGGAAACGGACTGAGTGCCGAGGGCGCCCGTCGCAAGGTTGAAGAACGTGCCGTTGGCGTGAGCGGAGAAGTCGCTAAGCTGGATATAGCCCCAGCCGACGTTGCCTGCCTTGGCCCTGATCCGCATCGTCACTCGCTGAACCTGAAGCGCGATGTCGGTCGAATACAGGTACGCGGACGCGGCGCTCGTGACCTGCAACCGATTGCCCGTCGCCGACGAAGCGACCTTCGTCCAGTACGCGTCGGAGAAGTTGTCGGAGCGCTGCAACAGGTTATGCGCCGCGAACTCCCACGCCCCGTCCACGCGCTGCTGCATCGCCACCGACGCCCGCGCGCTCGCCTGGATCCGCGCGCCGGCCGTGCCGGGAATGCGCCAGCCGCCGGACGCGTACGACGCCGGGTCGAGCATCGCCGAACGGATGGCTGCGGCGGTCGCGTCGATGGCCCAGGCCGGCCCGGTGTCGCGCCGCTGCGCGATGACGCCAATCCGACCGACGCGGCCAGCTCGTAACAGCATGTCAGGAGACCGGCCGCTCGTAGAGGAACCCGGCCGCGCTCGCCTGGATCACAGCGACGCGATCCCCCGGCGCGGCGATGAGATACTCGGGCGAGTTCGCGGGCAGGTAGAACGACGTGTTAACGACCGCCACCGGTGTAGGCGCGATCTCGACCCAGCAGTCCACAGTCGAGACCAGGCGGACCGCGGTCGTGCCACTCGGGAACGCCGTGCCGCTGGCCGCGCTGCTGGAACCGATAGCGATCGCCTCGCCCGCGCCCTGCGCGCGGCGACACACATCGGCCTGCTCGACCGCAGCGAACGAATTCGCCTCCCGGTTGTACCTGTACATCTCGCCCGCCATCTGTACTCCTTATCGCTTCATCGGGTCAGTAGTTGCGCCGGATCCGTCAGGGAGCCGGCGGCGGGGCCGGGGCAGCCGGCGGCGGGGCCGGCTCCGCCAGGGCACGCAGCGCGCCGCTCGCCAGCAGCGTCCGCACCGCGTCGTCCGGCAGCGTGCTGATATCGCCGCCGATATCGATCCGCTCGCCGTCGTGCTCGATCGGCGACACGCACTCGCAACCGCTCGCGAGACTTTTGGTCTTGGCCATCTTCGACTCCTGGAAGTAACACGGGCTGGCGCCCCGAAGAGCGCCGGCCCGCCTCGGCCATCAGGCCTATGGGCTCAGGTCAGGCGACCGCGTTCTGGAAGAAGTACGCGACGTCGTTCGCCGCGATCACTTCCCGCACGCTCTCGCCGACGCGCACGCGCTCGCCGCCGCGCAGACCGATCGACGAGTCGTTGCCGATCGTTCCGGCGATCCGGCTGCCCCATTGGGCCGTGAAGCCGAAGGTCATCGTGTTCTCGGTCCCGGCGAGGACCGGCGCACGGTAGATCAGCGCGGCATGCTTGCCCCACAGCCGACCCATGCTCGGGGTCTGGCCCAGCTTGGCCGAGTTGACCCAGCCCTGACCGACGACGACTTCCTCGATCTCCAGCACCTCGGCCAGCGCCTGGCGCGATACCGGAGAGCCGCCGGCACCGGCGTTGCCGCCGGCCGGGAAGATGGCCGCCGCCGCGCGCGGATGCTGACGCAGCGACGTCCACACCGCCTGACCGAGCACCAGGACGTTCGGCCTATAGATCGGCACGTCCAACGCGTTCAGCAAAGCGGTGATCGGGTCGCTGTTCGCCCGGTCCGACCACTGCGAGGTCCCCGACAGCGTGGTGCGGTTGGCTGCAGGGTAGGTGCCCAGCGTGAACAGCAGGTTCGCGACGCGCTGCTCGCGATCCAGCGCGACGAGCTCGGACAGCAGCTCGGTCGATCGCATCCGCGGGTCGATGCCATTGCCGCCGGTGAGCGCGGCAGCGGCCCGGGCGCTCTCGACGTCCATACCAGCGACGCGATCGTCCAGACCGTAGTCGATGCACGACGAGGTCTGCTCGGTCGCGGTCCAGTCGATTTCGTTCGGCGCCGACTTGCGGCCGACCCGGGTATCCGGGATGGTGAACGAGTCGGCCAGCGTGTGCTGTGACCACTTGAACTGCTGCGACCCCACCGGGATGCGCGGCAGGACCGTGTCTGCGATGTATCGCTGGTTCCGGTACGCGATCGCGATCGCGGTCAGCTCCGGCTGTACGACAAAAGGCGCTTGTGCCATGTTGGAATCTCCTGTTGATCAGGTTGCGCCGTCAGCCCTGAATCTGGCCGACCGACAGCAGAACGGGGATGACGTCGCCCGAGACGCCCGAGATGAGCGCCATTCCGATCACGCCATTGTTCGTCCCGGCCGCAGGCGCCGCCGCGACGCCTTGGCCGGTCGCGTCCGAGGTGATCCGCTGCCCTCGGGTCACCGTGCCGCCCAGCTTCACGTCGGCGATTCCCTCGTGGATAACGTCGATTCGCTCGCCGAGGGCTGCATCCAGCCGAGAGCTGACGCCGACCAGCAGGTCGGTCGCGGCAGCGCCCTGGATGACGCTGAAGTCGGCAGCGCCGAACTTCACGATCCGATTGCCAGCGATTGCGGCTTCGGCGAGGTACGACTTGGTCAGACCGTTGAGAGCCATGGTCAGATCTCCTGCATGACGTGGGCGACGGCCTCGGCCGCCGACACGCGACGGCCGGCTGCAGCCTGCGTCGCCTGGTAGTCCGCCGCGCGTGCGGCGATGTCCTGCGCGGCCGCCTTCGGCCGCTCGCTGCCGGCGTCGGCCGGCTTGTCGGCCGGCGCGGCCGCTGCCTTGACCGGTTCCGGCGCCTGTTCGCGAATCTGCTTCAGCGCGGAGGCCTGCTCGGCCTTCTGCGCCTGCACGATCGCTGCAGCGACGTCACCGGCAGTCGACCGGCCGTCGAACTTCGCCGCCTCGACGATCGCCTCGTAGCCGCGCATGGCCACGCCCTCGATCGCCTGGATGCGCTCGCGCTCGGCTTGCGCGCCCTGCTTGACACCTTCGTCGCGACCTTCGGCGCGCAGCGCCTCCGCGACGGCCGGGTGCTCGGCCTTGATCACCTCTGCAGTGATCGGCTTGGCTTCCGCCATCATGTCCTCCTGGACGTTGACTCGACCCACAGGCTCTGGCGCACCGGCCGTCACCACTCGCGAGTCCCGGCGCACCGAGTACTCGCCCGAAGCCAGCTGGGCGATCAGGGCATCGCGCGACAGCACACCGTCTGCCAAGCCCGCCTCGACCGCCTGCCGGCCGATGAAAATCCGTCCATCAGCCATCTCGGCTAGGACGGTCCGTACGTCGACGCCACGGCCGGCGGCCACCGCGTCGACGAACACCTCGTAGACCGCGTCGACCTGCTGCTGCAGCGTCGCCCGGCCCTCCTCGGACAGCGGCTCGTACGAGCTCGCGATCCGCTTGTACTTGCCCGCCGTGATCTCGGTGGTCTTCACGCCGCGCGCTGCTTCGGCGCGACTCATGTCCACGTGCGTCGCGACGACACCGATCGAGCCGAGCACCGTCGTGCCGTTGGCGACATACACGCGATCCGCGGCCGTCGCGATCCAGTAGGCGCCGCTCGCCATCGTGCCGGCCGTCCACGCGACCACGGGCTTGTCGGCCGCAGCGGCACTGACTGCGTCGGCGACCTCGGGCACGCCCTGCACGGAGCCGCCAGGCGAGTCGATGTCGAGCAGGATGGCCCGAACGTACGGGTCGCCCGCGGCCTCGCGCACCTGGCGCTCGAGCACCTGCGCCGAGACGCCGCCCGAAACCTGCATGAACAGGTTGGCCTTCGGCGCGATCACGCCGTCGACCTGGATGATCGCGACGCCGTCCTGCACTGCGTAGTCGCGGGTCTGGTTGTTCGCGAGCGGCTGGCCGATACGAGCCTCGAGAGCCTTCAGGTCGACCTTTTCGCCACGCAGGTGGGTCGCGTAGATGTCGCGGATCTCGACCAGCTTGTCGGGCATCAACGCCCAGGGCGAGGTGACGATATCGATCAGTCGCATGCTCAGTCCTCGCTGCCCGGCTGCACGCGCGCCGGCGCGCGGTCGCTCTCGGAGTCCGTCAGGTCCTCCGCGTCGTCTTCCGGATCAGCTGGATCGGTCGCGTCCTCGCTGTCGTCGGATTCGGGTGCCGGCGCGGGGGCCGCCGCCGGCGCGCTCGAGATCGGGCCGATTCCCTTCTCGCGCATCAGCGCGGCCTCGCGTGACTTCTGGTCGAGCGTCGCCGACCAGTCGGTGCCGTACAGCTGCATTTCCGCCTGCTCCCGCGTAGCCAGGCCCGCGTCGATCGCTTTCGTCCAGCCCTCGACTTCCTTCACCGGGTCGATCGCCCCCGGCGAGTCGCCCGTCCACTGCGCGCGGCAGTACGCGGCGCGCAGCAGCGGGTCGCGGAAGAACCCGGGCGCCGTCACACGCCCGAGCGCCACGGCTTCCTCCATCCAGGCCTCGAAGACCGGCTGGCAGAACGACTTCCGCAGCCAGTCGCGGCGCATGCGGAAAAAGATGTACGCGTCGAGCAGCGCAGCGCGCGCAGCGGAATAGCTCGAGGTGAAGTGCTTCAGCATCACCTCGAACGGCAGCTCGAGGCCGACAGCGATCTGCCGCAGGATGGCCTGCACGAACGGATCAAACGCCGGGTTCGGACGCCCGGGATTCACCACGTTCGCCTTCTCGCCCGGCGACAGCCCGACGATCGCGCCGCTGTCGAGCCGGACGTCCTCGCTGCCGGGCTGGGGCACGCCATCGCCATCGGTACCGGCGAGCAGCGGGTTCTGCTCGGGCGCGTCGCTCTCGATGAATACGGTGAGCATCCCCGAGATCACCGCAGCCATGATCTCGGCGTCGGTGTAGCGACCCAGCTGCCTGAGCAGTTCGATCACCGGCGCCAGGTGCGGCACGCCGCGGGTCTGGCCGGGCCTCAGCACGCGGTAGTGGTGCAGCATCGCCGGCATGCCGCGCGGCGTCGCGGCCGGCACCCAGCGCCCGTCTTTCGAATTCGCCAGCGTCAGGCCGCCCGGGTGCCGGTCATACACCCAGTAGCGCATCGCCGCGCCGGTCTGCGGCGAGAGCTCGACGCCTTGCACCATCACGTCGGAGTCCATCTTCCCCGCCGGATTGCCGACGCGGTCCGCCTCGAGGATCTGCAGCGCGAGCCGATACGGCAGGTTCGCGCGGCGCACCATCGGGAGCGCTGTGAACGCGTCGCCCGACTCCAGCGTCGAGCGGAACACGAGCTCCTGGAGCCCGTAGAAGTCCAGCCGGCCGGACAGGTCGCACCACGGCGACTCGGCCCAGAGCAGCCACTCCGCCTCGACCTCGGCACGCCACGCAGCGGCGCGCTCCTCATCCCAGCCGAGCACAGCCCGATTCGGCCGCAGCTGCAGCGCGAGACCCGTGCCCACCGTGCGCGTCACGATCGTGTGCAGCGCGCCGCCGGCGAGCGCGTGGTTGCGCGCGAGATCCCGCGACCGCGCCCGCAGCTGCGGCAGGCTGCCGACGATGTCCGCGTCGGCACTGCGGCCCCAGGTGAACCACGAACGCATCGAGCGCGCCACCTCGGACGCCCCGGTGTAACCCCCCGTCATCGCCTGGAATGCACGCGCGTGCACACGCCGCTGCCCGGCGACCGGATCCCACCAGTTGACGACCCGGTCCGCCAGCGTCAGGCGGACGTCGAGGCCGCGCGTCATCCGGGCAGCCCGAACCGCATGCGGCCGCGCGTCGAGCCAGCCGCCGACTCGAGCCGCGCGATCTGCGACGACAGGACGTCGATCTGCTGGCGGACCTCCGACAGGTCGGCGCGCTGCATCCGCCGGTCGCCCAACTGGTACGACTGGCCGCTGAGGATCTTCGCCTCGGCCTCCAGGTACAGCGTCAGGCGATCGCGCAGCTGCTGCAGGGTCTGTGCGGTCATCGCATTCCTCTCGACATCATTCGCCTGCCACGGGGCACGGCACCCGACGCGACCGGCGTGGTCGACGGCGGCGCGGCCGGTGCAGCCGGCGGGCGCTCGTTCGGTTCACCGGCCGGCACGGGCTCCGGCACTTCGATCGGCGTGGCGGCCATCGTCAGCAGATCCGGCTGGGCCGGCGCCACACGCTCACGCAGGCGGTTCCACATCGCTTCCGTGAACCGGTTCAGGTCCAGCGCGTGCGCTGCGAACAGCGCGTAGACGCTGCAGTCCCAGTCCTCGTTCCGCTTCCCGGAGTCCAGCACCCACACGTAGCGCTGTCCGCGCGCCGTACGCGCCAGCACGCGCTGCTCCGACGTCATCTGCTGGTACCACTCGTCCGGCAGGTCCGCCGCGAGGTGCACGTAGCCAGGGCCGGGCTCGCGGACCTTGAGGTGCGCGTGCCACCAGTCCTTTGCGGCCGTCACGCCGACCATCCAGAGCTTCACGCCGCCCTTGAGCACCGAGCCGCGCCAGTTCACGTCGACCGGGCTCGCCTTGCCCTTGACCGGCATGCCAGGGCGGTCCATGCCCTTGATCGCGAGGGTCTTGCGGATCCACTCGACGCCGCCGGCCCTCACCCGCACCGCCTCGCGGGCCCGGCAGTAGGCGTAGACCGCGTGCGTGCAGTGCCCGCCGGTGTCGATCCCAACCGACTCCACGCCCAGCGTGTTCCCGCCCTCGTGGCGGTAGCGCTGCTCGAACGCGGCATCCAGCCGCTCCCACACGGTCGGCTGGCCGCCGGGAAGCCGCTCCGTCTGCGTCGGGTCGCCCCAGATCTGCAGCCGATCGACGATCGCGCACTCGTCGCCCGGCCCCCAGCCGTACACATTGACGTGCAGCCGGTTGTCCTGCGTGTCGACCCCCGCGGTCAGCACCAGGCACGCCGCCGGCACGAGCCGCAGCGGCCGCGTTCCGGCACGCTCGCGAAGCCGCCCTTCTTCGAGCCGCGCGCCCTCTTCCTTGTACGTCTCGGCGAGCCGAGTGTTGATCCAGGTCTTGCGCGGCTGCGGGTCACCGCGCGCCGCCGATTCCTTCGCGACCAGGTACTCGGCCGCGAGCTTTCGCCACGAGAACCACCCGAGCGGCGAGTACAGGCTCGAGAGGTGGTAGCTGCGCACCGCCGCGTCCGGCTGCTCCGCCACCCACACCCCGCCGGCGAGCATCGCCGTCTTGTGGTGCTCCTCGATCTGGCCACCGCAACCGGCGCACACATACGCCGCAGTCGCCGGGTCGCCGTCCCACAGCCGCAGCCCCGGCCGCTCGTCCTCGCCGGCCCACGTCAGCGTCTGGTAGTGGGCGCAGTGCGGACACGCCACCTGGTAGCGGAATCGCGTGCCCGCCTCGAACCTCGCCTCGATCAGCGACAGGCCCTTCGGCCGCTTCGGCGAGCTGGTGATCAGCTGCTTGCGCCGCGCGAAGGTGTCCTGCCGCGCCGTCGCGATCTGCAGCGGCTCGCCCTGCCCATCCACGTCGAGCGGGTAATCATCGACCTCGTCCGCGTGGATGTACCGGCACGGCATCGAGGCCAGGCCCGCCGCACTGTTGGCGCCGGTGATCACCACCAGGCCGCCCGGGAACTCCTTCAACAGCGTCGTATTGCCCGAGTCGCGCGATCGCGACTCTCGAACCTTGCCGGCCAGCACAGGGCACGCCTTGATCATCGGCGCGATCCGCTGCTTCGAGTACCGCTTCGCCAGGTCGACCGTGGGCTGGATCAGCATCATCGGCCCAGGAACGTGGTCGATGATGTAGCCGAGCCAGTTGTTCCCGCTCTCCGACTTCGACAACTGCGTGCCGAACATCAGCACGACCTCGGCCGCGTCCGAGTCGTCCGACAGGTCCCGCAGGATCTGCCGCATGTAGGGCGTCCGATCCGTCCGCCACGGCCCGGGCTCCGCCGAGGTCTCCCGCGGCAGGATCCGGTGCTGGTCCGCCCACTCGTCGACCGTCAGCAGCGTCGGCAGCGCGAGGTGCTCGGCGAACAGCTGGTCGATCAGCCGCCAGGCGTCGACCGTGCTCACTGCACCCCGCTCGGCGCTCGGCTCTGCGTCGACAACTGCGCGAGCACCTGGCGTATCTCGCTGCGCAGCATCGCGTAGACCTTCGCCGGATCGCTTTCCGCAGCCAGCAGCGGCGACAGCCGGTCGGCCAGCGTGTCGAGCGAGTCCCGCACTCCCAGCACCTTCGAGACCAGGGCCTTCTGGACGTCGGCCACAGGCACCAGCTCGCCGCGCTTCTCCGCGAGCTCGAGCTCGGCCAGCTCGGCCAGGGCCTGCTCTCGCCTGCGCCGCGCATCGTGCAGGTCCGGCGGCGCGCCCTCTTCGCCCGCGGGCGCTCGCGGCGCAATCGCCGCTGTCGACGCCATTGAGGCCAGGGCCGCCGCACCGCGCTGCTGCGCCGGGTCGGTGTTCCGCTTCCACTGCACGTCGGCCACGTCCGGATCGACCTTCCCGTCGATCAGCACGATGCGGCCGGCCTTCACCGCCTGCGTCACGGCGGCACGGCTGACACCGCGGCGCCGCGCGTACTCGGCCTGCGTGATCAGCTGCACCATCGCGTTAACCTGTCAGCGGACGTTAAGTCGGGCGTTAACCCCGGCCGAGCGCTGTCACTAGCGCAAAGTCGCGGCGCGAATGACCCGCCCGCTCTAGCTCTCCAGAGGGACCCGCGGTCACCGAGCCGTCGTCATCGCTTCGCGCATCCTGCGCGCGAAGGCCGGCCCGATCTCGCGTCGCGCGATCCGCTCGGCGTCCTCGTACCAGCGCACCCGCTTCTCGTAGCGCGCCGACTGCTCCGGGAACACGATCAGCGGCACCAGCCGATTGTCTCCAGAGCCAGGAAGCGGCACACGCTGGTAGATCCCGGGCGGGCGGCCGTCGCCTGGGTCGCCGTAGAAGATCGTGACCTTCTGGCTGACCCGCAGCCGCGCCGACTGCTTGCCCGTCAACCGCCGCCCCCGCTCTGTCTTCGCGTTGGCCTTCGCGATCAGAGTCGCAATCGTGCGGGCCGGAAGGTTCCCGTATTGGTTCAGCGGCTGCTCGCTCGGCAGCCGCAGGGCTCGGCGCTGCGGCTGCCGAATGCCGCCCTCGATCTGGTACTTCAGATACCGCGCCTGCAGCGGCCGAAAGCCAACCACCGCCTCGAGTCGCGACTTGCTGGCACGCGCGACGAACACCCCACGAGGGTCCGTGGTGAACGGCGTGGGCCGATCAAGGTCGCGCTCCAGTATTCCGGGCGTGGCCGCTTTGACCTTTTCCGCTGCGTCGGTCAGTGCTCGAGCGGTTGCGAACGGGATCTGGTCTCGCCTCATGCGTTCCAGCCGACTCATCGCACCCGAGATGTCGACGGAGACGTCCAGCCTCATGCGTTACGCCACCCGCGAAAGACCCGACCATGCGGTCAGGCAGGTATGAGGTGCCGCGCTTCGCCCCGGGAGGAGGGAGAGGGCCCGCGCGCGGCGGCGGTCGACCACCGAGGAGTCGGAAACGACAAGGCCCGGCAGACTGCACCGGGCCTTCGGGGGCACGTGACCCCAGATTGCCGGATTCTGCACGGAAGTTCGCACATTACATAATGGAATCCGCCGAGGTCCGCAGTGCGCGGGTCGGGTACGCGACAGCGCGGATCACCTCAGCGATCCGGCGATCGACCGTCGCCCACGCCATGCGGCGCGTACGGGCGATGAACGCGTAGGAAAAGCCGCGGGCGAAGTGCATCTGCGCGACCTGGTGGTACTCGGCACCCAGCGCCCGCACGATATCGTCGACCTGGCTGCACTGAGTTTCGACGATAGGCGCCACATAGTTGTCGGTGGAGCGCGCGACGCGCTGCAGGTTGGCGAGCGTGCCCTGCCCGTAGCCCAGGCCGCCGCTCGTCCGCTGCATCAGCCAGCGCCCCCACAGCTCGAGGTCGTGTCGGGCTCGTTCGAGGCGCGCGCGGTGCAGCGTGTCGTCGTCAGGCGTCGGGCGTCGGTTCGTCATCGCGTGCTCCGCAGCGCGGCCACCAGGTGCCGAGCTCGTGGCCGCCCTCAGCGGCCCAGAAGTGAGGCCGGCCGCGCAGGCCGGATCGGATCGCGCCGTTGATCTGCTGCTCGCCGAACGCCGCACGCAGGTCGTCGACGAAGGCAGCCACCTCGGGCATCTGGTCTCGCATCGAGCCGCTCACCTTCCACACCTCAGCGCGGTGTGGACAGGGTATGGAGCCCGGAGACCCTCATGGATGCTGACTCTTCCATACCTTCCATACCTTCCATACCCAAAAAGCGGGGTGGGCGCGCGCGTACGCGTACGCGCGGGCAGGTGCGCGCCCCCGCGCCTGTGCGCGCCTCCGCGCGGCGAGGTATGGAAGGTATGGAGGGTATGGAACCTTCGTTGAAAATCAGGCACTTGGGAGTCCACACCTCCCGTCCACACCTGCAGGGTATGGAAGTCAGATCGGCAGCGGATCACGGTCCCCTCCCGATTCCTGCTGCGCGTGCGTGAGCTCGGACGACGCCGCCTTTCTGGTGGGCGGCCTGTACCAGAAACGGACCATGCCGTTTCGACGCTCGACGCGCGTGCAGCCCAAGGCCTTCAGCGCGTTTCCGACCCGAGTCTGGACGTCCCGGGTCAGCTTGGAATAGTCGATCTTGAGGCCGTCAGCGGCAGCCTCGGCCAGCGAGAAGTCGGCCGTCCGTGAGTAGACCCAGTCGTGCAGTGCGTCAACGTAGCCCTCAGACTGCTGGCGGGCCAGCTGCTGCGGATCGAACAGCGTGCGCTGCTGATCGCGGTCCGGATAGCACGGCGAGCCCTTGCGGTACTCGACCGAGGCCTCGGCGAACAGCTGATCACGCACGGCCGCCAGGCCCATCAGGTTCACCTCGGTCACCTCGATCGGCCAGAACCGGCGGCCGCCCGTGGGGTCCCGCAGCCACTCCCACTGATTCGTGGTGCCCGCGAAAACGACCTGCCGCGGCAGACGGATCTCGCGGCGCCCGTAGACGGGCCGAAACTCGTCGACCTGGCGCGAAAGGAAGGACTTCTGCTTGGAGCTCTCAGCACGCGAGAGCGAGTCGAGCTCGGCGATCTCGTAGAGCCAGGCGCCCTGCAGCGCGGTCATCGCGTCCTTCTGCTGCAGGTCGAGGTCGGTGTCCTTGAACCACCCACCGCCCAGCACCCGCAGCGCCGATGACTTGTAGATGCCCTGCTGGCCCTCGAGCACGAGGCAGTAGTCGAACTTGCAGCCCGGCTCCATCACGCGCTTCACCATGCCGATCAGGAAGAAGCGCGCCACCAGGCGGGTGTAGTCGGTCCCGACGACACCGAGGAAGTCGGACAGCCAGTCGTCGATACGCGTCGTGCCGTCCCAGGTGAGGCCCTCGAGATAAGTGCGAACCGGATGGAACGCGTTCTCGCGCGCGATCACCTCGACGGTCTCGGCCACGAGCGCGGACGACGGCGTGAAGCCCTGCGCGACGGCGAGCCACATCGCCGTGCGGGTGTCGTCGGTCGACTCCCACTCGCCGATCCGCTCCTCGCCACCGTAGGGCGGCGCCTGCAGCTTCACGATGCGCTGGGCGAACTCGTCGAACGCGATGACGCCGCGCCACGCCGGCGCGCGCATCAGCAGCGAATGGACGTTGGCCGTGCACGGGACGAGATCTCGGCCGCGCCACACCAGCGGGTAGAGGTCCGAGTCCGGAAGCCCGGGCGGGCCTGCGCAGCCCGCTGCGACGACCTCGCCGCCGCCTCCCTCGCCTGCCCGCGCAGCTCGCGTCGGTGCGGAGGCCTTCGGCGCGCGCTGGTGGGCCGCCAGGTACTCCACGACCCGCTCGCGCGTCCAGCCCTCGGCGATCGCGTCGGCGACGTCCCAGCCGTCCGCACGCTCGCCCAGCGGCTCGAGGTCGAGAATCGTCACCTCGCACCCGAGCTCGAGCAGCTGCTCAGCGATCGCCTCCATGGCCTTGATGCCGGGCTGCGCGTGCGCAGGCATCAGCGCCCCCGCCTTGTCAGCCTTGCGGTCGTGATCGGGCCAAAGAATGACCTTGCGTCCGGCGAGCGGCGAGAAGTCCGCCTTCTTGGTACCGTTCGCACCGCCCGGCCAGGTCAACACCGGGCGCGCGCCGGCGAGCAGTTCGTGCAGCGCATCGGCGCACTTCTCGCCCTCGACCAGGATCACGCATGGCGCGGCATCGCCGGCAAGCCTGGGCAGCCCGTAGAGCGGCCGCGGCTCGGGCAGATGCACGCCGTGCCACTTGAGCTCGCCGGCTGCGTTCTGGCACCAGGACAGCGGTCGGATCTCCTTGCCGCCCGCGCTGGTCGCGTACCTGCAGATCACATTGAGCAGCGCGCCATCGATCGACCGGTACTCCCACGACGCAGTGGGGAGCTCGTTGCGGTATCGATGTGACAACGCTCGGCGGTAGTCCGGCGCGGCCTCGGGTACCGGCACGATTGGCACCCATTCCGACTTCGGCTTCGCCGGCTCGGGGCGCGTATGCGAAATCGCCGGCGGAGGCGCGGCCGAGCCGCGATCGTCGTCGCGCACGAAGCCCAGTTGCCGCGCGGCATCGATCATGCGGCAGCCGTGCATCGCAGCGTACAGGGCCAGCAGGTCGCCGCCCACCTCGCCCGCGGCAAAGTCGCCCCATTGCCCGGTGACGAGGTTGATCGAGAGCGATCTGCCAGAGTCGCCGCGCAGGTTGCCGACCTTCCACTCGTGCCCCTCGCGCTTGCCGGCCGGTAGCCACTGCGGAACGAGCTGGTCCGCCCGACCCAGTAGATCCCGCGCGATGGCCGCGAAGTCGACGTCCCGGCGGCCTGAGGCCGCTCCTCCCCTGGTCGGCATACGGTGCGGGCTACCGGAACCAGTCGTGCGCGCAGGCGGCGACTGGTGCAGCCTGCCGCGCTAGGGCGTACACGGCCACGGGTCGTGCGGCGTGGTCGACGCGAACGCGCTCGACGACGGCGACCTCGCCGCTGCGCTGCAGGTGATGCAGCCAGCGCGACGCGTCGGCGACCGTCATCTGCACGCCGTAGGCAACCTCGCGGGCCGTCGCGCGCTCGCGGTCCCGGACGAACGAGCTGATCACCTGCAGCTTGACCCGTGGCCGTGCCATCCGCGCCCCCTCACCAGTTGAACCGGGCTAAGTGCGCCCGCAGCCGCGAGACCTCGTCCGGCGACAGATACACCGTCCCCTGCGCGCGCGTGATCGTCATCGCGCCGTCGTCCCAGACCGCATAGGACGCCGGTAACGGCGGCTCGGCCGCGTGCGTTGCATGGTCGACGACCGTCAACGCGCCGGCCACGAGCCGCCGGAACAGTCCAGTTCCGTCCGCGGTCTTCTCGACATGTCCGTCCCCCACCAGGTGCCTGAGGGTCTGCGCGACCGCACGCACGGCCAGTCCGCTCGCCTCGGCGATCGCCGCGGTCGAGTGCCACGTGTCCTCGGCCATCACGGCGAGCACAGCCTCGGAGTGCAGCCCCATCGCCTACCTCACAGCAGCGCCGGCTCGCCGGCCGGCATCGAGCGGGCCACGCGGATCGCGCGCAGCTCGGCAGGATGGAAGACCTGCAGCTCGGTGAACGGCCACAGCGGATCGAGCGCCACCAGGCGGACCGCGACGCCGTCGAGGCCGTGCATCTGAACGACGCCGACGCGGCCGCGGGCGGGGCCGGAGGTCACGGTGACGCGCTGGCCGGGCCGCCAGAGGCGAGAACGGCGCGCGCTCATGCCCGGCTCCGCAGGGTTGCCACCGCGGCCGGCATCGGGTCCAGCCGCTCGATCCGCGTCGACAGGTGCGCCAGCACCTTCACCGCCTCGATGTACTCGCGCTGCAGCGCCGCGCGTTCGTCCTCCGGCTCGACCGGCTGAGGCGGCGCGTACCCGCACTCGATCGCGAGGAACGCCATCACCGCGTGGCAGCCGCGCTCCCGGCCCATGCGGGTGAGCAGCAGCACCTGGTCGGGCGACAGCTTCTCGGCCCGCGTGTCGTTCAGGCAGTCCTGCAGCAGCCGCGCGGCGGCGTCCGGCGCCTTCTCCGGCCAGAGCTTGGCGCCGACCAGCTTGGATCCGCCGCATGCCCGAACGGCCTCGCGTAGCGCGTCCGTGAACGACTCCAGGAACAGCGACGGCTGAGCGGTCGTCACGACGGCCTCCGAGACGGAGTCCGCGTGTCGGAACCCGTCGGAAAGTCGGCGACGGGCGTGCGCGATACCGTGGTCGACATGGAGACCTCAGCGATTCCGGTTACAGGGAGGCGACGGGCGACACGGTCAGCCCGTCGCCGATCGGATGGAGGGCGGGCGCCCGCGACCGTGGGACGATGGAAGTTCCACCGACCACTGACCCTCGGAAGGGGCGCCCATGAGCCATTTCTGGTACCGAACGCGCGTCGGAATGTTCCGAATCGCGCAGTCCTCCGATGGCCGCTGGCACCCGTGGTTCGAGGACGAGGATCTCGGCTCGTACCCGACCGCGCAGCACGCGTGCGACGACCTCGTCGGCGGTCATACGCACTGGCCGTCCTGCGGCGATCCCTCGCGGCTCGGACTGCCGGACGAGATCTCTGCCTGGAATCGCGGGTCGCCCGACCGGGACTGACGCAGCAGGTCGAACAGGTGCCAGGCGGTGTCGGCGTCGATCGACAGCCGGACGACCGTGCCGCCGGCCAGGTCGAACGCGATCCCCTGTCGAGCCTCGGCGTCGACAGGCAGGACAGTGCGCCACGTTGCGCGGACGTAGCTCGGTGGTGTTGGATGACGCATCACGCCGCCCTCGCCGCTTCGTCTCTGTCGCGGCGTGCCCTGACCGGCTTGAGCCGGTAGCCGAGATGCAGCGCAATCCGCTCGACCCGCTCGATGCTGGTTCCGGTCGCAACGCCGGCCCTGAGGTTCTGGAGGGTGCGCTCGGACACGTCGCACGCCTGAGCGACCCGGACGAGATCGACGCCCGGCGCCCGGAGCTGCTCCTGAATGAACTTGAGGGTGTTCATGGGCTTGGCTGCAAAGTTTTGAGGAGCATACCCGCAACACTTTGCGCCGTGCAACCCCTACCGTGGGGCATGGCGAAGTCACTCGTGCAATTGGTTGCAGAAAACGTCCGCGCGGCGCGCGATGCAAAGGGGTGGTCGCGCGCTCAGCTAGCACGCGAGGCGACAGTCTCCGAGAACACCGTGAAGAACGTCGAGGAGCCGGAGGCGCGCATCATCGGAAAGCGCGGCGCCGCGTCACCGCGGCTTGACGTGCTAGACGCGCTGGCGCGCGCCATGAAGTATCCGACGTGGCAGCTACTAACCGAGAACTTCAAGCCAGACGACAAGTTGGCCGAGCGACCGATCACGGCGCGGGAGCAAGAGCTCCACAAGCAAATCCTCGAGAACTATCGGCAGCTGGACAAGTCGTCGTTTGATGGGAACGACCGTTCCTAGAAGGGCGTGAACCGGTAATCCGAGACCTTGCAGCTTTCGGACCCGCTCCAGGTGAACGTCTTGCTCAGACCCTTTTTGTACCACCAGTACGTCACTGAGTGGTAGTCGCCGCTGTCGTAGCTCGTTGACCGCTCTGGATTGCCGTAGTCGCGCTTTGCGGCGTCCATCTTGTCGCCACAGTCGTCGCCGAACAGGCCACCGCTGCCGCAGCCGACAAGCAGCGCCGCAACCAACACCCCGCTTAATCCAGCCTTCATCGTGCCCTCCTGGCCGCAACCGTAGCATTCGGCCATTCCGCAAAGAAGTTACCCGCTTGAGCTACACACCGCATCGCCCGACCGCAAAGTTTTGGTTGACGGTCTCGCTCGCTGACTGCAATACTTTGCGCTCCAGCCGCGTCATGCGGCGCACGGAGACGCGATGCACATCACCCCTCGCAGCGACCAGACCTACCGCTGCCACCTTGCCCGCACGCACGCAGTCGCTGAGACCGGCGAGCGTCCCTTCGTCCAGCTGAGGGCGCCGAGCGCGGTTATCGCCGCGCACTTGGCGCTCGCCGTCACCGGCGCGGTGGCGGTCGTCGAGGTCGAGCGGATCGAGGTGGCGTCGTGATGACCCACCTCGAGTTCAACGCGCAGGCCTACGGGCGCGTGCTGATCGCGCTGTGCCGGATGCCGGAGGGCACTGTCACGGTGCTGGGCGGCGAGGTCATCGAGCCCGGCTACTGCCTCGACGCGCCGAACGACCTACCGGCGGGCTCGCTGGAGGGGATCAGCCCGAGCCCCGCGAAGCGCCCCCGCCGCAACTGGGTGTCGATGGCATGGGTGTGCCGGCCATGAGCGGCGCTCCGATCACCCTCGCCACCCTGCCCCAGGCCACCGCGCAGCAGGTGCTCGACCAGGTCGCGCGGCACCTGCTGACGCAGGGCGCCACCTCTTACGGCCGCGGCGCCATCGTCTGCGCCTACCGCAGCGACGGCGGCTGGCGATGCGCTGCTGGCTGCCTGATCGCTGACGACGAGTACAGGGAGGACTGGGAGGGACAGAACTGGGCGAACCTTTGCCGCGAGGGACTCGTGCCGGTCACCCATCGCGCGCTGATCCTCGACCTGCAGGGCCTGCACGACTGCGCCGGGCCCGACACGTGGGAGCGCGGTCTTGCCGTGATTGCGCAGCGCCACCGCCTCCAGATGCCGGATCTCGCGCGATGAGACGCCGCACCCGCCCCGCCGTTATCGAGCCGCCGGCCTCGCGCCGCGCGCTCTCGCACCCCTACGGCCTGACCGGCCCGATGACCGAGCACGTCGTGCGCGAGCTCGCGGCTCGCATCACCGAGAAGTCCCAGGCGGCGATCGCATCGATGGGCGATCGCTACGTGTTCCACCCCTCGAGGATCCTGCGATGAACGCACCCCTGCGCCCGCCGGGCGAACTCACCTGGGCCGACCGCCCGACGCCGGCGGCCGCGAACGACCCGACCGCCGCCGAGGGCAACCCGATCCGCGGCCTGATCGTCGGCCTGCGCATGATGTTCGACGCCTGCGTCGCGATCCTGCTCGGCGTCTGGCTCGCCGTCTGGATGCTCGGATGAAGCTCATCGGCATCACCGGCTTCGCCGGCTCCGGGAAGGACGCGGTCTGCACGGCGATCCAGTCGCGGCGGCCGATGGTCGTCCGCGTAGCGTTCGCTGACGCGCTCAAGGTCGAATGCGCGGCAGCGTTTGCGGCGGATCCGGCGCTTTTCCACGACCCGACGCTGAAAGACACCGCGACACCGGTCCTCGCGCCTACCCGCTGCGTCGACCGGGCATTCGTGCATCACCTCGGCGCGACGCTGTCGTGGTTGGACTCGCTGCGGCCGAGGACCGTCATGCAGCAGTGGGGCGACTACAGGCGCGCGCAGGACCCCGACTACTGGACGAAGCGGCTCGAGCCGATCGTCGAGGCGGCGCGCATCGCCGGCGCGGCCGCAGTGATCGTCACCGACGTCCGGTTCCTGAACGAGCATCTCTGGCTGCAGATGGTCGGCGGCAAGCTCTGGCGCGTGGTGCGGGCGGGCCTGGTGCCGCGCTCCGGCCACGCGAGCGAGTGGCAGCTCGAGGGCGTGCGCGCGGACCTCACGATCCGCAACGACTACGGCATGGACGAGCTCGAGGCCCGCGCGATCGCGGCGTACGACGACCTCGTCGGGCAGGCGCGGCCCGCGTGAACAATCGCCTCACGCCGGCCCGGCTGCTGCGCCAGGGCTACTACTGCGTGGTGGTCGGCGACACGCGCTGTCCGTCGCTCGGCCTCTACAAGACGCGGCTCGAGGCGGAGCGCGTTGCCCGCGAGCACCGCGCGGATCGGCCGTGGCTGTCTGAGCTGGCGATGACGACAGAGCGGATCTGGATCACGGAGCGGATCCCGAGATCCTCGCGCGCCGTGCCGACGGCTGCGCCTGCAGAACGCGTGCATACCTCGAGCGAGGCAGCGAACGGCGGGCGACGGGCGTGACGATCGCCAGAAGTGGGACCTACACCGAGGACGAAATGAAGCGACGCCCGTGGACCGCAGCCGAAGAAGCGATGCTGCGCGACCTTTACCCGACCACGATCACGCGCCAGATTGCCCGCGCGCTCGGCCGGCCGCAGTCGTCCGTGTTCGGACGCGCCAAGAAGCTCGGGCTGACGAAATCGGCCGAGTTCTTCGCGTCGGACAAGTCGGGCCGGATGAGCCGAGGGGCCGCGTTCCGCGGCGTGCGGAACCGCTTCCAGAAAGGCCACGTTCCCGCGAACAAAGGCGTGCGCGGCGTGCACTACTCGCCTGTGACTGAGTTCCAGGCCGGCCATAAGCCGCACAACTACGCGCCGATCGGCAGCCTGCGGATCCACTCGGCGGGCTACCTGCAGCGCAAGGTCACCGAGACCGGCTACCCGCCCGACGACTGGAAGATGGTCCACCGCCTGGTCTGGGAGGAGGTCCACGGCCCGATCCCTGCGGGGTTCTTGGTCACCTTCAAGGCGGGCCGGCAGACCACGGACCTCGAAGCGATCAAGGTCGACGCGCTCGAGCTCGTCAGCCGGCGCGAGCTGATGGCCCGCAACACGATTCACACGATGCCGCCTGAACTGGCCGAGCTGTCACGGCTGCGCGGGCGCGTGACCCGCGAAATCAACAAGCAGACGAAAGACGCAGCATGAGCAAGAAGACGGTCGACGACCTGCGGGAGCACCTGTTCGCGACGCTGGAAGGCCTGCGCGACGGCACGATGCCGGTGGACAAGGCCCGGGCGATCAGCGAAGTCGCGCAGACGATCATCAACAGCGCGCGGGTCGAGGTGGAGGCCGCGCGCCTGGCCGAGAGCACAGACGTGCCGCGGTTCCTCGACGGCGACCAGGCGGAGTCGCTGCCGCCGGGGATCACGGGCGTCGTGCGGCATCGGCTGGCGGGGTGACGGCATGAGCGACATCGACGCGTTGCGTGCGCTGGCCAAAGCGGCGACGCGCGGCCCTTGGCGCGTGGTCTACGGGCTGGGCGTGTACAGCGGCACGACGCTTATCGCCGGCGCTCATACGCCGATTCAGCCCGGCCGAGACAACCGCGACGCCGCCTACATCGCCGCCATGTCGCCCGACGTTGCGCTGCGACTGATCGACCGCCTCGCTGCGGTGGAGCTGGAGCGTGATGCAGCCACCGAAAGCCACGGCGACGCAGTGCGTCTCGTGAACTACTTCAAGGCCGAGCGCGACGCGATGGCGGCGGATGCACAACGGTTTGCGTGGTGGTTCTCACCGCATGCAAAAAACGTCGACATTGCCGGTTACGTGGCCGGGTGCAACGAAAATTGGGCACTAGATAAGTGGCGAAAGTTTATCGACGCCGCGATCAGCAAGGAGCAGAGCAATGGATGACTTTGCAGACGATTTTTCAACCGCCCAAGGAGGGCACCTAGATGGACAACCAGCACAGGCACATCAAGGGCTATCGCGAACTGTCGCAGGCCGAGATCGACGCGATGAACGAGATCAAGACGATGGGCGCGCAATTGGGCGCGCTGGTGGACAAACTCCGGGCACAGGAGGGACTGGATCAGCGGTGGGTGAGCATCGGCGCGACGGACTTGCAGAAGGCGCTGATGGCGCTGACGCGCAGCGTGGCGCAACCGACTTTCTTCTGACGGAGGACGAACTTCGGGCGATGTATCGCGAATGCCGTGCATCGCCCGATGCCGGGCACACGGTGTGGTGGATGCTCATCTGCCGCGCCGTCGAATCCGCCGTCATCGCCGCGCTGGCTGCGCGGGGCGGGGAGTTGCCGGAGATGCCGTCGGCACGCTTTACGAACGGCAAGCGCGATCTTTACGACGCGGCTGAGATGCAGCAGTACGCCCGCGACCACGCTGCGGCCATTGCAGCGCGCGACGAGACCGACGCGATGAAGCGGCGCGATGCGCTGCGGGCGCTCGCGGAGATTGAGCGCGACATGGGGCTCGATTACACGCAGCCGCCGAAGGAGACGAAGTGATGAGCGACGAACTGAAGCCGTGCCCGTTCTGCGGCGGGAAAGCATTCTTTGACCAAGAGGACGGCGGCGGGCACTTCGTTATGTGCGACCGATGCTCCGCGTCGACGAACCTCCGCTATGCGTGCGGCGATGATCCTCGGCCGCTGCTTGCCGAACAGTGGAACCGCCGCACCAACCCTACCGCACCGAGCGCGGAAGATCGCTACTGCGACTCGCATTGCACGTGGGCCGACCATGCGCCGGGCTGCAAATACGCACCGAGCGCGGAGAGCGAGGCGGTGCAGCCGGTGGCGTGGCTTTACAGGACCGGCGCAGCGCCGCACGACACGATCCTATCTCCGAGCCGGTGGCAGAGCGTGCCAGACCACACCACGGAAACGCCACTTTACGCTACCTCGCCCGCCCTGCCGGCCGAGATCAGCGACGCGAACACTGTCCTTGAGACGTTCGACCTCATACGTAACCTAGCGCTACACCACGCATCGTTTAGTTGGGCGCCGGTTGTCATGGTCAGCACAGAACATTACGACGCTCTAATAGACCAAGTCCGCCCGCTGCCGGACGCGGCGCGGGACGACGACTGCACCGACTGCGACCGACTGCGCAAGCGAATGGCCGACCTGCTGACTCGCACCGCGATCTCGCTGCGCGGCGAGCCGCCACCGCTGACGTCGTGGAGTT